AGGGTGCGCGGTGGAGCTCCTCGGGCGCTGGCGCCGTGTGGCACCTACGCTGCGGCGAAGCGCCACCGCCGAAAGAATGAACCTCTAGACCGCGCCTGCCTTGACGCTCTCGCTGAGTATCAGCGCCAGTTCAATGCGGCGAGAAGGTCCGCCCGATAACGCAAAGAGCGCCGCGCCAATCCCATTCAAGGGAGGCGCGGCGCTCTTGCGACCGGCTCGGTTGTGGGCGCTTTTGCGCCATTCCGCGACGCAGGAGTCGCGGTGGTTGAGCCGGAGAACTTGTCTCAGACGGGCGGCGTTACTGGTCCGACGATCGGCGCCACGAGTGACGGCGATCCGTGGACCGCTCCGAGCGGTGACGAGACGATCGAGGTCAGGAGCGAAAGCACGGCTCCGCCGATCGCGGCGCCTGCCACGTTGCGCCAGTCAAGAGCGAAGAGGTCGAAACCTTGAGCCGCTCCGATGGCGAGTAGGGCCGATTGAGCGGCCGTCTTGGCGGCGCGTTCGGCGGCGTTCTTTAGAAAGTCGAGTGTCAACATTTACAGTCCCCATTCGGGATGGTCGGGTAGTGCGTTCGGGTCGACGAACTCGCGCTCGTCGTCGTCTAGTTCGTCGTCTTCGTAGATCGGGATCTCGATCACGTCGGGGCGTGTCTCGGTGATGGTCATTCGGTCGGCGCTTCCACGGGTAGCGCTGCCAGCTCTGCCTCGTAGGTGGCGGTCGTGGTGGCAATCGTGACCAGGGCGAGGTCGGCGACGGTGACCGCTTCGGAGTCGTCGACGGCGATCGCTGCGGCCCTGTTGAGTTCGTGGCCGTAGGCGTCAAGGGCGAAGGCCGATAGGCGTGATTCAAGTATCTGACGTTTCTGCTCTGCGGGTAGTTCTGGCATTAGGTTTCCTTAGAAGAGGGCGAGGAAGTCGGAGTTCACGGCGTCAAGGGCGACGATCACAGAACCCCAGTTACGGGAAGTTGCTTGGGACCAGACCACAGAACGTGAGGTCCGGTCGTTTGTGATTCGGTACGCCATTCCCTGCTGCTGAGTTCCTGTGAACGTGGCGGCTGTAAGCCCGTTAGCTGTCGCCAACGTCGGAGCACCAGCGGTACCGTTGAACGTAATCAGAGAAATTACGACGCCTGAGTATTGAGCGGGAGTGACTGACCCTGTGGTCGCTGAGGTGCCGTTTGCTGGAGTTGTCGCTGAGACGGTGCCGTCGAGGGTGAGATCGGTAAACGCAAAAGCGTTTGATTGAATGACACCGGTAGTACCGCTGTAGGTGACGGTTATTGAACTGCCCGAAGCAAGGGCGACAGGAAGCCGGGTAGCAAACATTGACGCAGTATTCACACCTGTTGATTTGCTCACAAGCCGATAGGTGTTGCTATTTGAATCGGTGACTGATGAAACAAAGATGCTAAATCCAGCGCGTGATGTAACAAACAGAGTCGCGCCAGCGGGTACTTCTGCTGTGGTCGTGATCGTCTGAGTCGAAGCAGAGGTAACGACGTAGTTCGTACCGATCTCGCCAAGATAAACGGGGGTCGGCATTAGACCTCCTGCGCCACGGCGACACAGGACCAAGCCGCTTTCACGGTGTCGTAGATGAACCCGACGGTGAGAACCTTAGAGACAACGGTCGTTGTCGGGAGTGCCACGCCACCAGCGACAAACTTGGCACCCCAAGTAATAGCGCGTGCTGTTCCATTGTCTTTAATCCTGAAGGTGAGCCGGTCGAAGTTGTTTGGCGTGCCGGTGAGGTTCGTGGTTATCGACGTGATTGCTGCCGCTAATGCTGTAATCGTTACGGCATCACAGTTGTCGGTGTTGATTGTCGGCGTAGCCGAGCTGGTGATTGTCGTTACTCGTGGTGTGAAGCGTGCGCCACCGCCTGAGCTAACCGAGGCGAGAACGGTTGCCGAACTGTTCTTCCATTGCTGGAGGTCGCCTGTCTGTGACGCTGCGCCGAGGATGGTGACGGGGATAGAGCTTGAAGTTGCAGATCTGACACTTAGAGAAGCCGTTGAAAGCGGGCCTTGCGTCGTGTCAATGTCTCCCCAAGCGTTCCAATTATCGCTGGAATCGTCGATATACGGCTGCAAAAAGATAGTTCGTAGGCTTGTCGAAGTTGCAGTAACGCTTGAAAGGTTGTTGATGTTGACAGAATCGTCTAATGATGTCTCTCCAACAATTGTGAGATCGCCGTTACCTGATGGCCGAATTAGTTCGTATTCCGAACCGACAGTTTGCCCGTTCATAAACGGAACGGTGACAGTAACGGTCCCGCCGTAGTAGGAGAAGTAAAGCATCTTGTCTACGTCTGTAAGTAGCAACGTGTAAGTCTGAGTTGTCACTAACTTGCGGGTCTTTGCTGAGGAGGAACCAGCACCCTGAGCGCCTTGGAATCCTTGGAAACCCTGAGCACCTTGAGTTCCTGTACCGGCTAGACCCTGAAAGCCCTGAGCACCTTGAGTTCCTGTACCGGCTAGACCCTGAAAGCCCTGTGGGCCTTGAGTTCCTGTACCAGTAGTACCTTGGAAACCTTGCGGGCCTTGAGTTCCTGTACCGGCAACGCCTTGGAAACCTTGAGCGCCTTCAATACCAGCCAGACCTTGGAAACCTTGCGGGCCTTGAGTTCCTGTACCGGCAACGCCTTGGAAACCTTGAGCGCCTTGGAAACCTTGCGCACCTGTGACGAGTGCTTTCACGCTGGCATTGTCGAAGGTGTACGAAGTCCCGACAACTGCGGCGTCAATGTAGAGACCGGCGCTCGTGCCAGTCTGAACTCCTGCGTCGGTGATCGTGTACGAAGTGACGTTGGCGCCGTTGACCGTCATCGTGAACGTCGTACCCGCAGCGGTCAGCGCCACGTTCGCATTGCTAACCGACGCCGTGCCGCAGTTACCGACGAACGTCGCTACTCCAGAAACTCGCTTGTAAAGATTCCAAGTCCCGAAGGTAGGAGAGGCCTGCATCCAAACGTAATTATTGGCGTCCGCATAACGAACGACGACGCCTTGAATGTTTCCTGCGCCACCGTTGCACAATGCCGAGGAACGGTGTCGGGTGTTGCTTGCGTCGATCGTGACAATGCCAGCCGACGAACCACCCGCAGCGACTTGATAAGCCGTATTGGAGACGATGCCCCAAGTGCCATTTCGAGTCGTCCACGATCCACCGATCGTCGTCGTCGAGTTCGCACGCGTGAACGCGTCGTCGTAGACGAAGTCGCCGAAGTAACCATCGGCGCCTTGGAAGCCTTGGTTACCCTGAGCACCGGCGGCGCCCTGGTTGCCTTGGAATCCTTGCGGACCCTGAGCGCCGACGGTCCCCTGAAAGCCCTGCGAACCCTGTGCGCCGGTGACACCTTGAAAGCCCTGGGCACCTTGAGGGCCGACAGGACCGGACACGCTCGATCCGACGGCGGTGATGACGTTTGTCGGTGACTCGACGACGCGCACCGAATCGGCGCCGACACGAACCACCACAGCGTCCGAGGTGCGGAGCGTGATCGCGTCGTTCATCGCGTGACGCCCTGCTGAACGGTGACCGGACCGGCGAGAAGCGTGGTAACTGTGGCGCCGTTGGTTTCGACGAGATCCCATACGGCGGACTGTGGGGATAGTGCGCCCGTGATCGTGGCCGACAAGGTGGCCGAGACTGTGCCAGCGACAGCGGAGACGATCGAGCACGCGAACGTGGCGACCGTTGTCGCAGCCTCGGCGGTCGTGCGGATCTGGGCGGCGTAAGTGCGACCGGTGATATTGATGGCCGTACCGGTCGAGTCCTGCAAAGTCAGCGAAACGGTCTCGGTCGAACCGATACGAACGGTCAGCGGGTACACAGCGGGCGTAGTCATTCGGGATCTGCCTTCCATCGGATTGCGTTCGTGATATTTACGCCGAGGCCGAGCGTCGCCAGGGCGACGAATCCGGCGCGACTAGTTGCCAGCCCGTAAGCCAGCCAGGGCGCCGAGATCATTCCGGCGATAATGAGCCAGCCCCACCAAAGGCGGAGCCGTCCGACCAGAGTCAGCGAGGCGAGCAGACCGAGCGACTCAGCGGCGAAGAGGCTCCAGCCCCACGCCGCTTCGCTCATTCGTCTTCGTCCTCGTCGTCTTCGTCCTCGTCAATCTCTGGCGGAACGTAAGTAAGTACGCCGTAGAGGCACTCCGCATATCCGGCGAGATCCACGATTGAATCTCTGAGCATCTCCGGCGGGAAGTCGTGGCCGATCCCGTGGCCGAGGCGCGAGAGCTTGACGCAGAGCATGAAGAGAACGCCCTCAGCGGGCGAGAGATCGGCGCCTTCCACCATTGCGTTAAAGAGGTCAACGGTTCGGGAGTAGTCGATCGCCGGGTGATCGTAGAGCGCTCCCCTATCGCCGTAGACGAGCGCGTGAGCGTCGGCCGTGATGGAGTCCCATTGCGCGATATTCGGGTCTATGCGGTTCTTCTTGCTCACGGCTTGATCTCCTGCGATCAGTAGAGTTTCTGTGTGAACTTGGCGAGCGAGCGCCCTTCGTAGCGTTCGCAAAGAGTCGAGAGGCTTACCGTTTCCAAGTCGTAGCCGCCGTCCGCCACGTTCCGCAGCATGACGATTCCGCGCCACTCCTCTGCCTGTGGGCCGCGATACTCAGCGGGCGAGCGCCCGAGGTAGCACGCGCCAGCGACGAGTCCCATCTGAGGGCGGCCCATGACATAGCGCATACCCCACGCGAGTTGCTGCTGATGTCCCTGGACGAACGATGCGCCGATGGCGCGTAGGCGAGTCTCAATGTTTCCGGAGATCGCGCGCCCGTTGCCGGTGTTGTAGAAGTAGTGCGAGTACGCGAGGCCGTCGAGCTGGAGCACGTCTAGAAACGGGTGGACTGTCCAGCCTGCCTCTTCGTAGCCGAGATCCCGTGTAGATATCACGCCGTCAAGGTCGGCGCGATCCTCTGTCGCCTTGTCGATTCGGTGCTCATGATTGCCGAGCGTGAGGTGCATCTCCGGCCGGTAGATCGGGTCGTGATGTCGGCGCCGCTTCGCGTTGTATTTCGTGAGCGGTCCGAGGAGTGTCGCCATCGCTGCGCGTGTCGCTTCAAAGTCGGCGACGATTCGCCGACCCTCTGCGGATTTCTTGCCGCGGTCGAAACTGGAGAGCGAACTCATATCGCTGAAGTCGCCGATACAGATCGTTGCGTCAATCTCGGAGCGGTGATCTAGCCAGTATTGGCCGATCCATCCGAGATGATCCGTTATGTATTCCGGCCCTGCCTGAACTTGGCAGTCGGGTATTAGGAGATGCGTTCGCGATTCAGTCATTCGCCCGCCAATGCTTGAGGGTCAAGAACTAGAAACGACGACGGCCGCGATGGTGGAGATCCTCGTGGCGGTCTTGGCGAACGCTCAGATTGTCAACCTTGGTGGCGACACGCTCGACGCTGCCTTCGATCCGGTCCAGCTTCGTCGCGTTGAAGTCGTGCTCTCGGGTGTTGATTCGTCGCGTTTTGCGTGACTGCCAGACGATGCCAGCGAAGGCGAAGATTCCCGCTACTGCCGCTGCGATGATCGGCTCCGGATTCATGCTTTGACGGTGCCGAGCGCGCTCAGCCATTGCGGGTGGACATCGCCGAGCCACTTAACGCCGAGGAACATAAGCACGTCGACCGATCCTTGTTCGGTAAGCGGAACCTTTATCGCTCCGCTTATGTGGTAGATCGTGCCGGTCTTTGCATCTCTGCCTAGAACTGAAGCCACGTCGTCGTCCTCTGGTGTTGGTGGAATGGGTGGTGAGATTGCATCGCTCAGCATCTGGTCAAGGCGTGATCGATCAGGGTGACGGGTCCACGCGTCGGACCGATCCCACGGCTGAACGTCGCCGTGACAGAACAGACCGGGACGGCTGAGAGCGTCGGTGCCGATCCATTTGGCCGCTGAGAGTGCGATGCCCTGCGAGTTCCACAGGTCACGAATCGCAGCGCCCGCCCTGACGATCATCGCCTGAGTATTCGTGTCGTCGGGATCTAGTTCAGACGATCGGCCAGCTAGGCAGATATGCCAGGTGCGCGAGTTGTAACCAGACGCCGCTACCGAGAACGTCGTGTAGTCGGGCGGGACCATTGAGATGGTGTCGTCTGCGTCGACGATCACGTGATAGCTACCCGGATCGGTGCGTCTCGCGATAAACGCCGCAAGGTTGCGAGCGCTTCCCGAACCTGTGGGGCCTTCGCTCGTGTGTACGCCGACCGCGAAGGTAGGCGTACTCGTGCGCGTCGGGTAGAACTGTGGTGAGGCGGGCGGATTGTCCAGAAGGTAGAAACTCATTACGCCGGTGCGCCGTTGGGGCCCATATCTTCGACGATTACGCTATTTGTGACGAAAGACTGAGTCGTCGCTGATGCTGAATGAACGGCGCCGATCTTGAACGCGAGCGCCCCGCTACTTGTCGCCGTGTAATAGGTAACGCCCGAAGCGCCTTGGCGTCCGCTGGCGCTCGCAGGGTTTGCCGTCATAACTTCTCCGACCAAGACGCTGCTCGAGTCGAGATACAGAGAGGCCGTATTGAACCCGGTCACGACCGAACTGTTATTGAATCGGCCCGTGATGGTGAACTTGTAGATCCGGTTATCGACCAGCTGCGGAGAGAACGTGGCGGAGTAGGCGATTGTCGACGTGAAGTTAAACGCCGCCGGTGTGTAGACGTTCAGCCATCCCCAGGGCAGATTCCACGGAGGGTTCCACTCGACGCCGTTGTACCCGTAGACGCCTTCGTACCTGTCGCTGCTGTCAACGTACGCGAGCTGTCCCGACGACGGCGCGGTAATCGCCGCATCTCGCGCAGCGGTAGTCGCGAAGCGTGGGACCGATTGCTGCATTAGGTAGGTGTTGACCTGTGCGGCGGTGAGAACGTCTGCCGCTGCGAATGTCTTGTATCCGGCGCCTGCCATAGTGTCTCCTAGTAGCCGAGAAGGTTTGTGTTGAGCACGCCGAAAGAGGCGCTATCCAGTAGGAAGTAGACGGTCGGCGCTGGCGAACAGTTGTAGGTCGTCGTCCATGTATCCGGGCTGATCGTGTGCGAGATGCCTTCGATCATTAGTTCTTTCGATATGGCAGATCCGACGCCTTGCGGGCGACGCTTGACCGTGATCCGTGTCCCGATCTCGTCGCCGATTACCGCCGGATAAAGACTGGCGGGATTAGATCGAGGGTTTACGGACAGAGACTCAACGCGAGACGAGGGCTGTTTGTAGAACTGGAGTCGAGCGTTCGCTACGTCGCTTGAGAAGGTGTCGTCGTTGGTGATGAGATCCGAAAGGGAATCGGACCGGACGAAATACTGCCCCTGAGATGTCGTGTCCTCAAGGGTTACGGTCGCTCCGTTAGCTCGGCTTACGCTGACTACGTTCCGAATGAGATCGTCGTTGTAGACGAACGCTATGTCGAGGTAGGGCAGCTCGCCGGAATCGTCGCCGTAGGTGCGGCTCGGCACGTTGTAGGAACTGGAAGTAGAGAGTTCCTGACGGGCGATGAAACGAACGTCGCCGTCGGCGGCGATAAAGAGTCGCCCCTGTTCTGCCGCTTCGCACTCCTGTAGAGCTGCGAGAACCGTCTTGCCTTGTGTGTTGTATCCCTGAACGGTTGATCCGGACGCCGTTATTGCTCGGGCGTCTGTCATCCATTGCGCGATGTTTAGAACGGATGTAGCTCTAGCCGATGCGAGATCCCCGGCGCCTAAAGTTCCCTTGCCAATGTTCCGACGAATGAGAACGTCGTTCGCCGATAGCGTTTGGTTTGAGTAATAGATGAGCTCATCGACCGAGCCGACGAACGGTAGCGGAAAGTTAAAGGTCGAGTCCGACGATGGCGAGAACGGATATCCAACGCGTGCGTCCGGAATGAAACCGTAGGTATCGAAAATGATCCCGTAGGAATCGTCAAGAGTCGCGGAAAATGCGTCAACGTAGACGTTTAGACCCAGATCCCAATCTGAGCAGATCGCAATATGGTGCCGGTTTCCATCGTTGACGCGTCTCGTCGACCCGTAGACAATGGTCAAGCCTGGCGATCCGAGGTAGCCGACTTGAACCTGAATGGTCCCGACTCCGCCGGAGACGACCATACCAATGGCGATGATTGAGTCGAATCCGTACTTGTGAAAGATCGCGTAGTTCCCGTCAGTCTCCGTCGTGGTGGAGATCCAACACTCAAGAGAAAGATTCAGGTAATTGTCGTCGTCGTACTTGAAACTTTCGCTCGGAAGTCCGAGATAGGTGGTCCCGTCAAAGGTCGCGCAGACCGACGAATCGTTAGCTAGGAGGCTGTCGCCACCTGCGCCGGTTGCCGGTGTTCCGTTCTGTTCGTACCAGACGCCAGTCGGGATCTGAGAAACGGAGTCAAGGGCGGTCTCGGGAATGTCGCCGTCGTCGAAACGGAACCACGCCGTCGGCGATTCTGTGCCGATGTAATGCTCCCAGTAGTGCGGGAGTGTGAGCTGATTGAGAACCTTGAAAGCGTCGGATGCGGTCACGACACAGATTGCGTCTGCGGGCGGCGCGTATTGCTGATCCCACGATTCGACGAATCCGAAGAACAGAGAAGTCGTGGCGCCCGCTGCGTACTGAGCGGAAATCCGGATCGGTCGCCCTGGCGTGAGCTTTCCGAAGTAGGGACCGGCTGAGTATTCGGGATCGAAGGTGCGCGCGGCGTTGGAAAAGGTGACGTTCGCTGATCCGGCGGTGAATGAATCGAGCTCGCTTGATCGGCCGCGCTTCGTCGACACGGAACGCACCGACGTAGAAACGTCCGTCCATACGATGTCGGTCAGGTTGCCGCCGAGAGGGACTAGCCCATTGCCGGAGGTGGTAGCGAAGCCGATCTCGACTGTGAGAACTACGCCGTCGCCGATTGTGGCCGTCATGCTGCGCGCCAGCTGGCGCCGGATCGCTTCTCAAAGCTGGAGATAGCTTCGACGATTGTCTGCCCGATGCCTGCCTTGTCGGCGGTTGGTGCGACGGAGACGTTGATTGTGTAGCTATTGCCGCCGCCGGTATTGCCGCTGAGTAGGGCGCTCTGCTGCGAGCGGGTGAGAACCATCTCGCCCGCTGAAAGCATGGTCGGCACGTTCTGACCGGCGAGACCAGGTACCACGCCGCCAGCGTGGAATCGTGGCAGAGGGTTGTCGGGAAGGTCGAGTTCCGGACCGATGCCGATACCGATTGAATCGGGAATGATCCGGTTCACGGTGTCAGAAAGGAAGTTCCAAGCGCCTTTAAAAGCGTCGCCGAGTGCGTCGCCGATCATGGCGCCGACGTGTCCGATCTTGCTAGGTATTGAGGTGAAGAACTCGACGATTGCGCCGACCTTCTCGCCGATCCAATCGGCGACTCCGGCGATTCCGTTCTTGATCGAATCGAAGACGCCGGACATTACGCCCCACGCCGTCATCACGACATAGGAGATGATTCCGAAAGCGAACTTGATCCCCTCCCAAAGCATCGTGTAGTAGGCGATCACGATCTTGATATAGAGCATGATCGCGTCAAAGACAAAGAGAATGACGTTGTTCCATACCCAGAGAACGATCGCCATGATTGTTTCAAAGGCGAAGACGATCGCCTTCCAAAGCATCGTGTAGAACTGAATCGCGAACTTTATGTAGATAACGATCGCAGCGAATATGACCTTGATCACGTTCTCCCATGCAAACTTAATCACTTGCTGGATAATTTCCCACGCCTTCTGAATGACGTTTCGGAAGGTCTCGAAATTCTTGTACGCGTAGATCACTCCGCCGACAAGTAGCGCGATGAGCGCGACGATGGCGATAATTGGAGCGGCGGCGGCGATGGTGGCGATTGCAGCGGCGGCCATTGAGATGGCGTAGGCGGTGACGGCGATTACGGCGATTCCGCCGATGACGCCTGCTGCAATGATCATCGCCTCTTTGTTCTCGGTCATGAACTTGGAAAGTTCTTCAATCTTCGGGGTGAGCTGCTCGACTACCTCGCCGATCTTCGTAAAGACTTTCGTAGCGATCGGCTCAAGCGCGAGGAATACCTTGTTCTTCAGGGTCGTGAGTTTCTCGGCGAAGTCCTGAGTATCGGCGCCCGCTTGAATGATTGAGTCGCCGTTCGCTAGTGACGCCTGCATTTCCTCAAAGGAAAGCTTCCCTTCACGGATCATCGCTGCGAGCTTCGGACCGGCCTTCGCTCCGAACACGTCTAGGGCGGCGCCTGCCGCCTCGGTGTCGTTCGGTGCGTTCTTGATCTTGTCGAATGTCTCTTGAAATACGACCGACGCATCTTTGCCGTTCTTGGCGGCGACCGCCATCGCCTTACTAAGCGCTGGCATGACATCGCCTGCGTCGACTCCGGCCTTGCCAAGTGTCGCCAGGAAGGCGGCGGACTGGTCAAAGGTGAGACCGACATCGCGCAAGACAACGCCGGAATCTGCCATCTGAGCGGACAGCTCGGCGACAGAGACGCCGGACTTCTGAGAGGCGCGGAAGAGGAGATCGAGCTTGCCGGACTGGTCGCCGGTGGCGACGCCGAAGTTCTGCATTACGGAGGCGACCGCTTCGACGTTGCCGCCGAGATCCGTCTTTGTGATGCGAGAGAGTTCTAGGACTTGCTCGGACATGAGCTGCAATGGTGCGCCGGTGAGTCCGAGCTTCTGATTAAACGCCGTAATGACGGAGCCAACATCGCCGAACGATGCAGGGACCGCCGAGGCGACGGCCTTCATGTCGCTTTGAAGTCCTTCTAGGACTGGTCCGGTTGCGCCGGTGCCGACTCGGATCTGATCGAACGCGTCGTCGAATGACGAGCCGATATTGAACAGACCGACGCCGACGGCGCCAGCGGCGCCGAGGATGCCAGCGCCCAAGAGTGCGCCCTGTTGGCCAATCTTTCCGGCGGTGTTCTTGGTGTTGGCGCTGAGCTTGTCAATCTCGCTCTGCGCGCGCTTCAGTCCGGCGTCATTGAAGGTTGAGAGAACGTTAATAGAGACGGCCATTGTTCTCCCTGCTTTCTTAGGTGTTCTTTATGTTCTGTTCAAGCATCGTCTCGTAGACCTTGACGATCCCGAGGATCTCTTTTGCGATGCGATCCTCGCCGCCCGCTTGATCCCACGCGCGCCAGATAAGACGCGACGGGCGACCGCCCGCAGCGGTGAGCGCTGAGATGAAACTCTTTCCCGCTGGAGTGTCGCCCGATGATTTCTTTCCGGCGAGTTCGTAGACGGCTCCGGCGGCTGTTTTTTTGCCGCCGCCGTTCTGAATCCTCCACGCCGATGACGTGGCCGAACCGCGCGAACGCTTGCCGCCCTGGCGAATCACAATGCCCGACTTGATACCGGACTGATCCCAGCCGAGACGGTTCGACCATTCGCCGGTTCCGCCCGTGCGCCAACCCGAGAGCGGTTGCTGCGGAACCATGCTGCGAGCCTTGCCGACGATGCCTGTCATCGTTCCGCGAATCTCGTTATCCATTGCTTTACGAAGCGCCGGATCAAACGCCTTTAGTTCTTTCTTCAGTTCGTTGTAGCCGTAGACGGTGGTGTTGAGAGTGAACGCGTTCATGCTCCCGGATACGGGAGATGACGCCGAAACTTTCGCCATTGCCTAACCTCGCTGACTCTGCCGTGCCTGTTCTTTCAGAACGGCGACGATCGCCCAAAACACTTCCGGCGGTGTGTCGAGAAGTTCATTCGGCGAAATGCTTGTCGCGACAGCTACCTGCGCGACGAGCAATGTCAGCGAATCTCTAAAGGGAGCGACTCGGTTTCGCCAGCTTCGATTGACTCGATACCGTCCAGCCATTCGTCGAAAGGTTTCACGACACGCCCTGAGGCGTGCGTACCTTTCCACGCCGTCCAGCACAGCGCCTCAAATGAGGCGCTGTCGCCGAACAGTTCGGACATCGGCTTAGAGAAGTGACGCTCCGCCGAGACGATGACCTTTGGCGTGATGTTGACCTCATACGGCTCGCCGCTTTCGCTGACGACCCGAAGACGCATGAGGGCGGCCATTAGACGACGGCCTTTGTGATGGTTCCGTCAATCGGCCAAGTGATTGACGCTGTCGTGAGTTCGCCGACCTGAGCGTCGAGAGGCATCCACTCCGTGCAAAGCACGCTGAACGTGTAGCTAGGGTTAGCGGTGCCGACTGTGGTTCCGGCTGGCTTGACGACGACGGTAGCGGTTGCACCGAGAAGCGGGTAGAGAGTTGCTTCAACGGATGCGGCGGCGAAATCCTGATTGAAGTCAAGGCTCACGGATGAATCCTTGAGGCCGCCGACGCGCCGCTTGGCGGTCGATCCCATAGCGGTGGTATCCAGCTCGGCGACGGAAGTCGTGAGCGTAACCTTTGTGATGTGGGTCGAGAGGTCGACGCCACCGATAGTGACTGTTGAATTGGTGATGACCTGAGCCATAGTGGCTAGTCCTCCTGTGTAGTGGCGTCGGCCTTGGTGGCCTTGGTGGTTGCTTCGATATGGCCCGCCTCAATGAGGTGGTCCACGTTCAGCCCTGCGAGATCCTCAGTAGTGAGAATGTCGCCAGGCTCGTGGTCGGCCACTCGGTGACCTCCGACGATCTTGTATGTAGTCATCTGCGCTCCTAAGCGTGGACGGTGACGTTGAACTCGCACGTCAGATAGGCCGCGTCTCCGATGGAAAGCGGACGGATAGAAAGCATTTCGGCGACGATCAGCGTCTGGCATACGCCGCCAAGAGTCGGATCGGCTTCGATCGCTGCGCGCGCTGATTGCCCGCCGTCGTACGACATCCATCCGTCGAGGGTCTTCTGCGCCGCACGGTCGCCCATGCGGCCAGAGATCAGAGATACGACGAACTGCCATTCGGAAAGCCCGCCGCCCATTGAGCGATGGAAGGTGACCGACTGAACTTGAATGACCGCCATCGGCGGCGTGACTTGCTCGGGAAGATGATCGGCGACGCGTAGGCCGGAGATCGTCGCGAGTCTCATCGCTAAACCGGCTTGTATGTCTGACGCGGTGCCAGCCATTAGGCGACGACTGCGTTCCGATACGGGCGAAGCATCCGCTCCACGTCGGGGTCGATTGCTCGGACGGTGATCGCTCCAAGATCGCCGAATCCGGCGACGCCTAGAAGTGAATCGCCACGCTTGACCAGGCGACCGGCGAGAAGGATTGCAGCGGAACGGATCGGAGCCGGTACGGCTGGCCATCCCCATTTAGCGGTCACTTGCAGACCTGCCGGAGCGGCGACCGTGGGAAAGGTTCCGGCGATCACGGAACTGATCCGTGTAATCGGAAGCCCTTTCGATACAGCGTTGAGCGGTTCGGTTTGGAACTGAGACGCCGTAAGGGTGGTGGCGTAGGTGCTGTCTCCGGCGGTGTCTGTCTTTACGACGAGGCCGGTTGTCGTTGAGATGTCGTCGACGAATACGAGGTTGTCGGCGTTCGCCTGGAAGATGCGGGCGGTAGCGGTTGCGTCGGCGTAGAAACGTCGATCGCAATGGTTGTCAATGACGCGCGAGGCTTCGGATATCCGGGCCTCCAGCATTGCGTCGTCGACGTTGTCTGTGATGCGGAGAACTTCCTTCAGCTCTGCGAGTGTGCAGTAGCCGTTAGTGATTGCCATCCGGAATCCTCCAGGCGCGGACATAGCCGCAAATAATCTCGGGAACATTTAGAGCGGCGAAGTAGGAAGCGACCTCGCTCCCCTTCCCGCCGCTTTCTTGGTTGTCGTCAACGGCGACGATCGCGCCTGGCTTGAGACAATGGGCAGCGGCCTGCAGTTCTCTAAGGTGGTGATCGGCGGCTGGTTGCGGAAGATCGAAGTCCACGTCGAAAGAATCCAGATAGAGGAAATCCACGGCGGTGATGATGTTCGGCAGGATCAGCAGAGAATCCGAGGTGATCGCCGTCGTATGACTTAGCCCGAGTTCGGCGACTAGTTCGGCGCCTATTTGATCTATGTCAATCGTGAGAACTGAGCCGCCACGGTTCTCGGCGATTGCGTTCCAGACGATCGTCGACTGGCCGTCGCCTTCCCAGTTGCCGAGTGTGCGGATACTGCCGGTCTCGACGATGAAACAGTTCTGAGGGAGTTCGGCGTAGAGATACGAGAACGCTTCGTGGCGCTTGCCGAGTCGATCCCAAGGGATCACGGCGCTAACCGTTGGTCGATCTCGGCGAGGATCGGTTGCCAGTATTCGGCGAATACTGTTCGGTGGTCGTAGGTGAGAGCGTGAGCGCGTGCGGCGCTTCGTCTGTGTGGGTCCTGTGCGCTCGTGTAAGCGTCCTCAAGCTGCTCGACGATGGAATGTACGAGAGGCGTACAGAACCACGCTGATTGCTGAGGGTCCCAATACGGCTGGACGGAAGCGAGATAGCCGAAACCCTCGACGAGTTCGGGCTGAGCGGTGAAGTTTGAAACGATGGACGGAACGCCACAGGCGGCGGCCTCAATTACGGGAACGCCGAAACCCTCGCCACGCGAGCAGATCAGATTCACGTCGAAAGACGCCATAAGAGTGGCGAGAACGTCGGGACCGAGTCCGGCGTAGTAGGCCCATTGGTCGACCCATACGATCCGGTCGGCGGGAATGCCCGCCGATTCGGCGAGTTTCGCCAGGTCAATTCCGCCACCGGCGCCGCGCTTCTCTGTGTGGAAGTAGGCGACGACGTTCTCATGGCGAGCCATGAACTCGGAGAGAGCGAGAAGGTTCTCTCCCCATGCTTTGCGCAATGGGGCGACGCCCTTATTCGCTGCGACGATTCCGACGATGAACTTGTCTTCGGCTACGTCTAGAAGTTGGCGACCTGTGCGCCCGTCGACGGTCGCGTCAGGTCTAAAGGTTTCGGTATCGACGCCGTGCGGCGCGTAGCGAGCGTCTACGCCTGCGCGCGTCAGCTGGTCGAGGCCGAACTTGCTCATCGCAATTGGCAGCACGTTGTCGCGCTGGCACCAGTCGAGAACGTCGGGCGGTGTCGGGACATGATCCACAGGCGCCCATGAGGCGATTAGCGGGATGTCGTCAACCTTGGCGCCTTTGTAGACCCAGCAGTCGAAGAGGGTCAGGAGCGCGGTCGGTAGTCCGGTGGTCTGGCGAGCGTGTTCGGTGTGAGCGCCTAAGACATCGGAGGAGTAAGGGTGGTATCCGGTCGGTAGGACTTCGATACCTTCCCAAGCGGTAACGCCGCCTTGGATTCCGTAGTTGCAGGAGAAGACGATTGAGCGACCGTCTTCCTTGCAGGCTTTGGCAAAGGCGCCCGCTTGGACGCCGTAGCCGGTGTTCGCGAACGGCGCGTTTGAGTGGACGACGATTCCGGCTCTAGTCCTGGCATTGCCTTGCCCGCCAGTAGTAGCGCCTGCGCGATCTCGTCCGGTAGGTCGATCTGAAACCCGCGCAGCGTTACTACCATTTCGTTTCCTTTGATTGCCCATGAGATTTACTTTCTGCCCGTTGTGGTTGCCCGTGTGGTGGTGAAAGGTGACGCACTCCCACGGGCGAGGAGTGCGCCACCGATCACGCTCTTGGTCGATTACAGAATCGACGTCAGGGGAAAGCGTCCGATCAGGACGCGCCGCCCTTGAAGTACCAGACAGCGTTTGCGTCCGGAAGTGCGCCGTCTCCGCGCCATGTCACGCGGAACGTGATCAGGTCGTTTACGAAGCCCACTGAGTCGTCGCGTGCAACGTCGATCCCACGGACCTGACGCACGTAGTACGCCGAGTTCGCACCGAAGATGACCGACTTTGCGCCGGTTGCGGTTGCGGGAACGTCGGGATTCTCAAAGATTGGGAAGCCCATCAGCTGATCGGGAGATCCAGCCTGGAGGGACGGTTGCCACAGGTATTGACCGGTGGTGTCCTTCAGCTTGCGGATCGACGCGATCGTTGCGCCACGCATCTGGAAGCCTGCGCCTGGCTGACGGCGATAAGGCGCCGGGCAGGTGTAGACGAGGTCCGTGATGTTGTCGGCCGTCGGGACGCCAGAGACGCCAGTTCCACCGGTGACGGCGGAGCTTGCGGAGGTGACGATACCGTTGGGGCCGGTTGTGCCGGTGCCGTTGGTCAGACCCGCATTTACAGCGGTTCCCATGCCTACAGCGGCCTGACGTGCGACGAAGTCGAGAAGGTTGATTCCCGAATCTTCCACGACCTCGCGGCTGAGCTGGAAGGTAGCGGCGTACTTGAACGCTCCGAGGGTGACGAACGAACCGAACGTCGGGTCGGACTCGCTGATTGCCGAGCCTTCAGCCGTGATCGCAGGAGCCGAGTACGTGGCCGTGCGCGGGATCTGGAGGTTCTCGCCGGAGGCGGTGGTCAGGATGGTGACAACGCTTCCGTCGAGCATTGGGCCTTGAACGACGAGGTGCTCTACGAGACGATCGTAGAAGGAAGTCGGGACGGGCGAGCCGGTCGACGCCTTCGTGATGTCGCGCATTTCAAACTCGTACGAACGACGATCGCCACGGGCGATTGCGCGGATGATGTCGGAGTCGGTTTCGACTGATGCGGCGACCTCACGGGCGAAGTCGGCGGGGAGGCCGAGCGCTGCGCGTGATTCGTCGATCGAGCGTTCGACCTTTGACTTCTCAATGACGGATTTAATGCGAGCATCACGAACGTCGATATCTGCGTTGATGCGGTCGAACTGTTCTGACTCTTCGCCAGACAGGTCGCGACCTTCAGCGCTGGCATCGTCGAGGAGAGCCTTAGCGGCTTCCCACGCGCGTGCGCGCTGTTCGGTCAGCCGCGAGATGAGTTCTTCACTCATGTGGGCCTACTTTCTGAATTGGGTTGTGTTTGGAGTGCAGGTGGTGGCCGTCGGTGGTGGCGCTCTATGGCGCTCCGGGCGAGGCTCCGGACTGCGATTCGACTCAGCGCTTGGCGCTGAGAGCGAGGTACCGCTGAGCGAGTGCGACGGAGCGGCCTTCTGCCTGCTCGTCCTCTGTCTCTGCGGGAAGTTCTTCTGTGCTGCGAACCTGTGCGCCAGCGGTCGCCGAGTAGGCGGGTGTCCCGCTCACGACGGAAACTTCGTGGAGTCGTATTTCCCGAAGCTCGCGCGATTCGCCGGAAGATGACCAGCTATCGCCGCCAGCGGGAACGCTGAATCCGAACGACATTGAGTGAACGTCGCCGCGCTGCATGAGCACGGAGAGATCGCGTCCGTAGGTGGTGTCAGGAAGGCGCGCCTCGACGTAGAGGCCGCGCTCGTCTTCTGTGACTCGCAGCGTTGACGCCTTCGTGCTTCCGAGAACTAGATCGCTGTTGTGATTGAGGTACATACGAACTTCTTTGCCGGACTGAAGCGAGCGTCGGAAAGCGCCAGGGGCGATCGTCTCAATGAACGGAAGCGGCTCGCTCGGCGAGTTGAATACGGCGGCGTATCCGGCGAAGTTCATCGGCATGGATTCGGTGTCATCGTCAAGCGCGCGCAGCTCTAGCCCGCCGACCTCAACGGTACGGAACTCAACATCGCGACCGGCGACCTTGCGAGCTTCCACGTCTACGGACGCGTAGCGAACGGGCGCCATCTCTGGTGCTATTTCCTCTTCGGGCGCGTCCTCGGGCATTTGAACGGGGTCTGAGACAACGTTTGCCGGATAGCCGACGAGATCGCCAGCGATGATCCATCGCTTGCAGATTGCGCCAGGGAGGATCTCGCCGCCCACGATCTCACAGGCGTTGCCCCCTTTGAAGAACGCGCAGGATGAGCACCGGATACCTTCGGAGACGAAGGGTGATTCGGCGACGTAGTGAGCGCCGTCGGGTCCGGAGTGCTGGTCGTACTTTCCGAACAACTCAACGATGGACTCGTCGGCTGAGTATTGCGCGATCTGTCGCGAGGTGAGCGGGAAGATTCCTTCTCCGGCGTCGCGTGTTTCGTCTGTCATAGGGAACCTCTCGTCGGCAGTCACTCGGGCGGCTGCGCGTCAATGCCCATAGGGGGAGGGTTAATGCCGGGTCCGGCCATAGGCGCGCCGGGTAGTGCCATCACGAACTCGTCGCCGCCTTCGTAAGGTTCGAGACCTTCGATAGCTCGCGATTCGTTCGGAGTAAGAAAGCCGCTCATGATCCCGACCTGATGGGCGCGATAGCGGCTGATCGTGTCGGCGCGTAGGAAAGCGCTCGTGTCAAACTTCATTTCCTGCGCCGGTGGCATAAGCGAACTAAGCGCCGACTCAATGCGAGTTAGCCAGGGCAGAAGTGTGTAGGTCACGAAGTTGAGTCCGGCGGACTCGACGTTTGAGTATGTGGCGGAGTCGCCACGGGCGCCGATCATGTTCGGCGGGATTCGGAAGATGCGCGCGACCTGTGCGATCTGTAGCTCTCGCGCTGCGTTCATTTCCATATCGGCGGCCGACTCGGTGATCGACTTCCATTTCATTCCGCCAGTCAGAACGGCGGGACGGCGGCGGCGCCGGTTCTGAGACTCCCACGTTGCTTGCAACGTCTTGGCCTGTTCGGCGGTCATATCGCCGTCGACCTCAAGCACGGAGGCAGGTACGCCGCCTTCTGAATACCATTGCGCGAGGTGTCGCTCTTGTGCGAGAGCGAGGCCGATTGTCGTCTTCTGCATCTCGATCGGTGAGAGTCCGCGCGCTGATTGCGGCGGAGTCCACCATCGGATGTGAAGCATATTCTCCGTAGGGATAACGATCCCGCCGGTCGTGTAGTAGCGCTGCCGGTTGACGATCGTCACCTGAACGTCGGTCGGGTGAAGCGGCTGGATGGCGATCGGGATTCCGATTCCGCCTTCACGATCTATGTAGAGATACGCGTTCCCGTGCATGGCGAGGCACGAGACGATCATGTGGATTAGTTCGTAACGCGTCACGGAGCTGGAGGCGTCAAGCCATGACGGCGTCGGCTGGCGTTCGGTGCGATCGCCGACGACGTTCACGGCGCGAATCGGTAGCGTTGCCACCGAGTCGGCGAGAAGTGAGACGCACGAAAGAACCGCCGAAACCTCAAGGGCTGACGATTCGGAGATCGTTTCGCCGGACCAGTTCGGCCCCGGAATCCAGTTGGAAGTCTTGATCGCGTCGGGGACTAGAGCGCGCTTGGCGAAGAGGCTCATCGTGTCGCCGCCAGGTATGAACCGACGATGAGGAAAGTACCGGCGGCGATGAAGGCGGCGGGAACGAAGATCATCGCGATGCCGACAACGACAACGGCGGCGCCGACAACTTCAGTAATCGTCGATACGATTTCAGTCATCGTCAATACTCCAAGGGTCAAGAATCTGAGGCGCGCCTAGTGGGCGCAGTTCGCTGGCGATATGCCCCTGAAGGGCGAGCGTGCAGGCGACGAGCGGCGACACGTCAACGCTCGTATCTCGTCTGTGCCATGCCCACGCGTCGCCGAGCGGGCGGCGCTTTGCGCCTGCGACTGCTGCGTTTAGTGGCGTCTGGTCAATGTGGCGAATTTGTTTAGATGTGACGAGATCGAACAACTTCCCGCATCCGGTCACGAGTTGGCGCGGTCCGATCTCAATCACTTGCAGACCGAGGGCGCGCAGGTCGGCGACCATAGATCCGGCGGCCGATACGGGGTCGATTACGATCGACTTGTATCTGGCGGCGCGATCGTCGGCGGCGAACCAGTCGAAGATCCAAGAGGTGCCGGGTCGGTTGCCGATGACTTCGATATGAGCCATGCCGTCGGAGCGAAGCCCGCAGGCGCCGAGCGATGACATAGATCGAGTCGGTGTTACGTCGAGAGCGAGGGTCGGCATGTCGTCCATCCGTGAGCGGTGGTCGAGACACGCCGTCCAATCTGATTCGGTGATGATTTGCCAGGGCGCCGATGCCGATCGGTCTTGGCGCTGATTGAGATAGGCGCGCCGGAACTCCGGTTCGCGCATGGATTGAAAGTCTGAGCGGATGGCTTCGATCGGTACGGTCTGCCCGAGCGCTGGCATACACGACCACCAAACCGACTCGTCGGAGATGTCGGCATCGTCTGGCGCTGACCACTCGAAATACGCGACGCCGGAACGGGTGCCGGACTGAACGCGAGCGCGTCCGTCGTCGATCTTGTCGTTCAGGTAGAGAGAGTCATTCGTTCCGGCGGTGGACACGATCCAGAGCTGAGGCTGAGGGCGCGTGATCATTGCCGGTTTCATGGCTTGTTCTAGGCGGTCATCGGTAAGCGAGAACGCTTCGTCGATAACGCCGAGGTCGAGCTGCGCGCCGTGGCCCGCTGTCTCGGTCGTAGCCAGGAGAGACCAGAGCGAACCGTTAGACCATCGGAGCGCTTCGCTTCCGTTAGTCCGGCGGACTTGCATCATGGCGGAGAACGGCGAACGCTCTAGAGCGGGAACGTGTTCGTCTTCCCATTTCAGCCGAGCGTCTTTGCCGGTCTGAGCTGTGTAGCCGACACGCTGACGCTCGCCCATAGCGACGCATCGGTGAGTCATGGCCGCGAGCATGAGAGTCGTCTTGCCCGACTGGCGAGGGACCGTAAGACGGATCTCGCGATAGGCGAGCCGCTGCGATATCTCGCCGGTCGTCGCGTCGACGTGGTCGTCGAGTTCGTAGGCAATGTCTACGACTTCGCGCTGCCACGGCATCAGCGGCGTGCCGAGGAGCTCAGCTACCTGAGCGACTTTCGATCCGAGCGTGGGGCGGTCGGTTCGCTGAGTTGACCACCGGGGCGGACAATTCGGCGAGGATCTTTGAGAAGTCGTCCGAGTCGCCATCGTTGCGACCTTCCAGTTCTGACAGCGTGGCCCGTAGCTCGCGAGATACGGACGCTGTCGCCGTGCCTGCGTCGGCGTCCAATGTCGCAGCGAGCAAGACAGCAAGGCGCGCGCGTGCATCGGTGGCCGGTGAGATTTCCAGCTGGCGAAGCGTGGCGCGTATGGCCTTCTGCATTGGGCCTTGAGTCGCCATCGTTACTCCAGAGTGATCAGCCAATCGGTGAGATCGGCGAAGGATGCAACCGAGCCGCGCCAGCGCTTCCCGGTAATCGTTATGTAGCGGCCCGATCCGTAGACCTCGACGCCGCCGGAGCGGCGACCCTTGTCGACCGTGGCGAATCCCCAAACGTGGAGACCGTCGCCCGACGGTGAGACCTCGACGTATGTCGTCGGCATTGCGGCGACGATGTCGGCGGCCCATTTGGCGACATGGCCGCGAGAGTCAAGACAATGATCTATGTCAACGCACGCGATCCCGTCGCCGTTGAGAACGAATCCGAGACCGGCGCCGATATCAGAGGCGGCGGCGGCTTCGTAAGTTGACCAGGTGGACGAGCGCGTCGAGCTGGCGGCGCCGCCGTTCGTGGTGAGCGGAATCTTGTCGGCGGACCGGCGGACCCAGCGAGGCAGACGGCGAAGCGTCTCCGCTGGCGCTGATCGGTGAGCGGCGGTGCGGCACCGGCTGGAGCAGTAAACGGTATTGCCACGGCGCAACGGGTGAAGAGTTGCGGAGCATCCGGCGCATTTCATAGGCAAAGCGTAGCAGCGTAACGGCGGCGGCGTGCTGACCTGCGGAAACTATGAACGAATGACGCGCTCCGCATAGATCGCCACAGGATTGACGGAGACGAGTTAGGATGATCGGACACGCATCGCCCCGACTGGCGGCGTCTCCCTCGGCCCTACGGCCACTCCCCTGCCTTCAGAAAAACGGCCGGGGGGGGAACATAAGGGGGACTCGGGGTTTCCGTCGGCGGTCGTCAGAAAAAACAGGGGGGCGTACGCCCTCACCACCGGCGACTCGACGGCATCGGTCGCGCTGATTGCGGCGAACGATTGCCTCGCGAGCTATTGCACGAGCCATGAGCGGGGCGAAGGTTCGCGATCTCTTCTGCCAGATCCGGAGCGATGGACAATGGCACGACGTGATCGACCGTGTCCGCTCCAGGCTGACCGCATAGCCAACAGATAGAAGATTCCTCAAGCACACGGAGGCGGAGGCGGCGGAAGGCGCGCGACGTTCGTCCGTTCACCTGTGCCATCATTCCGCCTAGTACGCGCAACGGCGCCGAGTGCTCATGCACACGACGCCGACCTGACCAAGACGGTACACGACTATTCGCCAGCCGTCAACTACTGCCGCCCTATTTATGCGATCTCTCGTGTACCCATGTACCCATAGGGCGATCGGCGCGATCATTCCGATTCATGCACGGATCGCCAGCATCGGCGCCGATCTCGTGCCCTTTCGGAACGATCATGCCGCTGACTCTTCCTCAACCGTGTAGGTGAATGGGTAATGGTTTGCGCCTTGCAACTTGTAAGCAACTGTCTCACAGTCCTCGGCACAGCAATAAGTATGGGCAGCATGAATCACCATGCCGACAAAGTGTTCGTCGAATGTTCGCACGTTGCCATCTTGCGGTCCGCCGTGGAATCTGATTCGCACCTTCATGCCGCTGACTCTTCCTCAACGGATCGGCGGCGCTCCATTAGCCAGTCGCCACGATCACCGCGACGATCGTTCGTGTAGCGGTGAAGCGAGACACGGCACGGATTACAGAGACCAGAGCGAAGGCGGTCGTCCTCGGTGCCGGTGCAGTAGGCGGAGCACGCGACACAGTTGCCGTCGCTCTTAGTCTTGGCCGGTAGCGCCCGTCCGCCTTCGACTCCTGGCGTCGTGGTGGTCCATCGCCCGACGAGGTCGAGGGCGTGGCGGGTGTTGGCGTGGATGGTTCGCAGTAGGGCGGTGAGCTGGCGGAGGTCGTCACGGGCTGGGTCGTCGGCGCCTAAGTACTTCTCGAGGCCGGCGGGTTTGCCTGCGTCGTTTAGCGATGAGCCTCCGCCTCCGCCGCCGGTGTTGGTTGGGTAGCCGAGTGACTGGGCCTCATTCATGGCGGCGAGGGCGTCGGGTAGTCCGGCTCTGATTGAGATCGACATTGCTGCGATCTCTCGTCCGGTTCGGAGTGGATTCGTATCTCTCATGGTGTGGATCTCCTCAGATGATTAGGTACATGGCGGACAGGTCTTCGTCGTCGTCTAGGTCTGTTTCTTGACCTTCTGAAACGTGGCTCGGGACACGTTCCCCATTCATATGGGGGAACGGTTCCCGATTAGCGGGCTCCGGACGGTTCCCGATTTCGTGCGCGCGGTTCCCGTGCATAAGTGCTGGTAGGGGCGACGGTTCCCACGGTTCCCGATTTTTAGGGGTCGGTTCCCGCAATTCGGGAACCGTCGACGGTTCCCGCCCTTTTTGCACGGTTCCCGCAATTCGGGAACCGTCCTCAACGCCTGCCGCCCGTCGTATTTCCTCCGTGTTAGCGATCCCGATCTTGCGGAACGCGAGCGCCTCTATGACGAGCTCACGGCGGAACGCCTTCCCCTCTTTCGCCTTCACGAGAGCGAGCGCTTCCTTGACCGTCGCGTCGATCGGTACGCCTGCTGCGTCCAGCCTGGCGGCGTTGTTGGCCGTCCCGTTAGCGAACACGGTCAGACCTCGGTCGATTACGTAGTCGTAGCCGCAGTCCGTCTCTTTCCTCTTTATGTTGACGAGGTTCGGCACCCACGAGATCCGGCTATGGGTCCGCTTGATCGTAATTCCTTCATCCTTGCGGGAGAGCTGCCAGACCACGTCGACATCGTCGTTCTTTGCCGAGCTGCCTCGCTGGCCCTTTGCCACGTCTTTGCCGGAGTGGTCGGTTCGCATCACGGCCACGCCTCGCGCCTTCAGGGCGAGTCCGGTATGCCGGTAGAACGCGCGCACGGTGTCGGCTTTGTCTTCGTCACCTTCCACGGCACGGCCGAACGTGTCCACGACGACACACTCCGCCTCTGTGCGATCTACTAGGCCCATTAGGGCGACGGCGCCTTCCATCGTGTCTAGAGGCGGTAGGGACGGAAGTAGCGCGTAATGGAGGCACGTCATGTCGTCGCTCTCGTCGTAGCCGAGTTCTGAGAGCCGTTCGTGAAGGTCGTCTTCTGTCATTTCGTAGTCGAGGTAGAGGATGTGTTTCTTGTCGGCCACGACGTCGCCGAGGATGCGCCGGCCGGTGGCGACCGCTGCCACGATGGCGAGGGCGATCGTTGACTTGCCTGCCTTCGCTGGGGCATAGAGGGCGACGGACCTGTTCGCAGGGATCAGCGGGTAGGCGATCCATTCCTCCTCGCCTTTGTCTGAGGTCCAGAAGTTGTCCCAGTTGACCAAGTGGGCGAGTTCCTCGCGATGCTCCGGCGATAACTGTTCGTAAGGTAGATCCGTGGTGCCGGTTAGCGGTTCGGTGATGGCGAACGGCGTCAGCGGGACGATCTCGGAGCGGACGAGTTCCGAGGCGAAGGCGGACCGGTCGCCGCCGTGGCGCATCGCCGCTTCGTAGCCGAATCGGGAGTAGGCCTTGTCTGCCTCAAGTCCCGGCACAGATGACGTGAATACCTTCAGCACGTCTCTGCCGTCGTGTCCGACGGTGGCGCTCATGCCGTCCCGTTCGTCTTTACCTGGTCGAGTCCAGCGCTGCTCACCATCGGGCAGCGTGGCGCCGAGTGTCCAGCCGTCTCGGGTGAGGAGTTCGTCCCATGTCGTCGAATCGTTGAATCGTGAAGCGGGCCCGTCGAGACTATGCGGCGCCGGTGCCACTCCCGATTCATAGGTGATCTGTTCCCGTTCTGGAGTCTTGAGTAGCTCGAGTAACCAGCCCGGCGCCTCTGCGATCTCTCCCGGCTCTCCGCCTTCCCATTCGTACGCTTTGCCATTGGCGGCGATCGTGGGTGGCGCAAGGCATTGACCGCCGATCCCTCGCACGTCGAGCCATTCGCCGAGGCGGCCGCTCGCTGAGTTGCGGATCTCTTGGCCTTCGGGATAGCGAAAGTAGAGATGCGTTCCGCCGCTGGCGGTGATGACCGTCGCCGTCTCGGGAAGGGCGCCGTAGGTGTCGACGAGTTCCTGAAGCGATTCGTCGCCTCGCTTGCCGTTCGCCACGTCCACGTCGACGATGAAGATCCCGCTCTCCGGTCCGGTCGCCACGCCTAGCCCGTGGTCTCGGTAGAGCTGCGTCCACCACGATTCGATCGTCGTCGGGTCCGTCGTGGCGGCGTGCTGCCACGCTGCCATCGGCGGCCGCTTCTGCCCTGGCATGATCGGCAGCACGCGCCAGCCTTGTGCGGCGTAGCCGAGGGCGGCAACGAGGGTGTCGGTCATCACGCGCCGCCCCACGGTCGCCAGCCCATTGACTGCCAGTAGACGAGTCCGCAAGCGAGGTTCGTCGCCGGATCGAATAGCGCGTCGGGCTCGACGCCGCACTTGGCTCGGATGTTGTCGGCGAGCGTTCCCCATGCGTTGATCTGGAGGAGGCCGCGAGAGTTGTCGAGGGTGGATGGGCGATCTGCGAAGGCGCTCGGATCGCAGCGGCTTTCCCTGTGGATCACTCGTGCGAGGGTGGCGAGGGTTTCGGGCGGCCAGCCGACGGCGGCGGCCATGTCCATGAAGCATCCGTCGGGTGTTCCGGTATTCCGTACCACTTCCGGTACCACTACCGGCGCCGTCGTGGTGGTGACGATCAGTAAGGAGAGATCCGGCGCCGTCGTGGTCGTGCTCTGGTCGGTCACGATGAACGGCGGTGGCGCCGGTTCGGTGTTAGCGCATCCGCTAACGGCGAGGAGGATCATTGCGGCGGCGGTCGCCGCGTGTCGTAGTCGTCTCATTCTTGTGCCTCCTGTTTCGGGGTCATCCATACGTCAAGGTTGCGAGATCCACGGCGTGAGCAGAACGCGCAGCGGCACGCCTTGATCGGTCTCGGCGATATGTACGCGGCGCCGCACTTGGCGCACTCCCATTCCTCGGTCATGCTGCGTCGCTTCCGATCTGCCCGTCGTAATGCTCGCCGTCGTCTTGGTACGAACGAAGTGCGAAGTAGGGCGGCGACGTAATGATGAGATCAACGGACTCGGGCTCTAGATAGTCGGCGAGTTTCGTTGCGTCGCCGTGAATGATCGTGGCGCCTTTGCCTTGGTGATAAATGTCGGCGGATGGCGTGAAGATGTCCGGAGTCATGCCGCATCGTCGAAGTCGTCGGGTGCGTCGCGATAATCGGCCGGGTCGTAGCCGCGCTCTCGTGCGCGTTCGCTGGTCGGTTGCCAGTCGTCGCCGAACCATCTTTTGCGGTGCTCTGTCTTGTCTTGACAGAGCGTGCAGCGGTAGACGGTCGTCGTGTAGGTGTCGCCGAGCACGCGCCCGATCTGCCGGTAGTCGTGGTCACAGGTCATGCCGCCGCCCTCGCCGTGTCTTGCCATTCGCCGACCGCTTGAGCGGCGTCGGTGAGGCGTTGCGATGGCATCTCGATTCGGACGATCCCGCCGTGTCGCTCGCGCGGTTGCTTCGTGATCCATTGCAGAGCCCGAGCCATGTGATCGCCTGCGAATAGCAACGCCTCACTCCGGCGGATCTCTCGGATGTAAAGGGCGGTCGGTTGCGGGTGCAGCTCGGCCCAACGATCAAGGGCGGCCAGCTGTACGGCGTACGGGTCGGCGGTCATTTCCCTACCGCCGCGCGCAGTTCAACAGTCGCGTAATACCTTTGCAATTCGCAATGCGCGCATTCAGTTCTCTTCTCGGATTCATCGCATCTGTCGGCCCATTCGATTACAAGGTCACGGAGTCGCACGTTCTCCGCCCGTAAGCGGATGGCGTCCACGAGTCGGGGAAGTGAGTCGGCAAGGAGCGTCTTGGCGTCCTCAAGGTCTTGCGTCGTCTTCGCCAGTTCCACGCGCAAACTCGCTATCTCGTCGGCGGCTCGGATCGTGACCAGGAGCCGACTGTCTGAATGGAACTCGTCGTCGGTGAACATTGCGTCGAGTAGGTCGACGATGTCGGTCACGGTCTCGCCTCTACTGTCCATGAGCGAAGCGCTCTCGCTGTCTGTTGCGCGTCGGCGAGCGTCATCGGCCCGCCTGGTGCCTGATGGGTGTCCGCGCCGATCGTCAGGAATATGACGTATCCAGCGTCCCTTAGTTGTCGAATCTCCCATTGCCATTTCATCGCCTCCACTAACTTGCCCTTTTGGTTTGTTTCACGGTTGAGGGTGTCCGGCGCCGACGCGTTGGGTGCAGCTCGCCGCTGCTTGTAAGCGAACGGCGCCGGACGATGACCGACGACTAGGGGAATGCCGTCGGTCAGGATGTGACTAGATGATCGAGCCGAGCGACGGCGCGAGATTCGCTACCGGCGCAAGGTTCTGAGCGGGTGCCGGTGTAGCGATGGCGCCAGCGATCACGCCGGGATTCGCGTCAAGCCATGCGGTCGCCGCTGCGACTACCTCGGGAATGTGATCGGCCGAGTTCAGCACCCACGGGGCGTTCTGCCCTGGCTTAGCGACGCCTTGACCGACGGTGCCGAGCACGAGCGATCCACTACCGGCGAAGTTCTTCAGGCTCGATACGATCACCTTTGAGAACCAGAGAACACCGGTCGAGGCGAGTCCGGTCGTCAGATCGGCGACGTTGATCTTGATCGCTTCGGACATTCCGAGGGTGGTCTGCACGTTCTCGACGCTGAGCACGTTGACGATTACATGATGGCCGTTGATGTCGCCGACGTTGAGGCGATCGCCGCCGCCGCTGGAAGATGGGGATGCAAAGATTGTCATGGTCATGGTTCTTTCTCTTGGGGTATTAGGACGCGGTCGCGGCCCATATGTCGCCGGTAATCGTGCAGGTTCCGTCGTCGGCCCAATGGGCGACGAGTTCGCCGGCGTTGATCGCCCGTGCGAGTTGTGCGAGGCGTTGCGCCTCTGCGATTGTGAGCGACCCGATGGCGTCGCCGAGATTGTGCGCCGGTTGCATTTCCATGCCGATGGCGATCGAGACCAGGGCGCGAGCGAGTTCGTCGCTGGCGTGATCGGAGAGCGAGATCAGAGCGTTGAAGATCGTCAGGCGCCGTTCGGACTGGAGGCCGAGATCGGTCGTCAACCGGATCGGGCGACCTGCTGCGCTGGCATCCTCAACGATCGCTAGCGTCCACGCCTGCGCCTCGGCGCCCATCGTGGACAGGTAGCGCGCCAGCTGGTGCACCTCTTGATCGGTGACGAGTTCGCCTTCGGGCGGTGGTGGTCGTCGCTCCGAGCGCTGAAGCGTCGAGGAGGCGACCGCCTCAACGCGCGGAGCGAGATCGGGAAACGGGAGTCCGTGCGTCTTCTCAATCAACGACACGACGGCGGCGAGTTCTTCGCCTTCTGCGATCGTCATCGGTGCGCCTGTCGCCAGCGTCGGGACACCGACCGGCCAGACGTTGACCAGGTGCTGCTCGTGACCTGCTGCGATGACGATCTCAAGGCGACGACGAATCCACGCCCGCCAGTCGTCAGACACAAGTTCTATCTCCCCCGGAGTTGTGTCGAATATGCGCGCCACCTGCTCGACGGGTGTCTCTGCCGGTGCGATCTCCATCTTGTGAAGCGGCTTGAACTTGCGAATGCGGCGGACTTCCATCGCCATTTCAAGCGCCTCGGCGCCTGCCTCTAGATCAAGCCAGTGAAGATCACAGGAGCCCGATTCCGGCTGAACGTGGATGATCACGCCCGTGCTCTTGTTTATGTTCGGCATCGGTTCGCGCACGTCGTCGGAACCGTCCGCCGCTTTGCCCTGGAGATAGAGCGCGTCGGCGTTCGCGTAGATGGCGAGCTGTGTCGCCCATCCGAGCGCTCCGAAGTCGACGCTCGATCCTGTCTTTATGTCGGCCATGATGAGTTCGGCGTCGCCTTCCGTGGCGAGTAGGAGATCAAACATCCCGGCGATCTGGTGACGATCGTTGACGATCATCCGCTCAGTCATGCCAGCGGCGACCGTGAAGCCTGCCGCATTGAGTGCCGTGTGGACTGCCATCACGTCGGCGTCATACGGCGACGGCGCGACGTAGTTCGGATCGAACCAAGAATCTTCGAGCATCTTATGAAGGGCGGTGCCGAGGTCACGGCGGACCGTTGCGCCGCCTGCCTCTGATGCGCGTTCGCATATCTTGTTCAGCGTCTTTTTGTCTTCGGGATCGGTGGCGGCGATGAGTGCCACGAGATCGGGACGGTCAGCGAGACCGAGCGCCGTCATCCTCTGCGCCCATGTCTTCAGGTTCGATTCGTCGTCGAGAGTCTTGGCGACGGTCGTCGCTCTGGTGTAGCCGGTCGGCTTGTCGCCGCCAGGAGCGAGCACGAGATAGCGGCCCCAACGGTCTCGGCGGATCTGGTCAACGGATACGAAGTCGTTCGTCGTGCTCATGGTTTCCCCTGTTGTCTTGGTCATGCGTTTGCGGATTCAATGGCGCGGTAGTGCGCTCGTGCTTCTCTGCTGATGCGTCGATCCTCGAGGACTCGAAACATCGTTCGTTCGTAGAGTTCGGCGACCTTGCGCGCGCTCTTGGCCTGAATCCGGCCCTTGCGAAGCTGGAGGCTGAACGTCTCAGCGCCGAGCTGCTGCCCGATCCATCCGAGCCGGTAGCCCTGTTTCACCATGTCGTCGATCATCTTCCACGTCGGTGCAGCGTCGACGAGTGCGGCGCCACGGACGGCGGAACGACCGACTCCGAGAATCTTCTCGATGGTCTCGGGTCGGCTTTGAGTGACCTTGCCCGAGCGGATCTTGAGCAGAGACGTCCGAGAGATGCCAATCCGTTTCTCGACGGTGCGGAGTCCGACGCCCTGAGTGGTGAGCCATGCCAGGTGCTCGCGTGCCTCTGAGTTGTCGACGTAGGCGGGCTGCCATTCTTCGATCCCGTGGACGAATGCGCGATTCTGGCGCCGCCGATGCTCACGAGCGTAGAGACGGTTTGCGTCGGCGCATGACTCGCAGCGACAGCCCTTCGACCGATCCTGTCCCGGCTCGATCCCGTAAGCGTAGGCAACGCGTGTGCCGTGCTCCCTCATGACCGCACCATCTCGGCGCGTGACTTGGCGATGATTTCGATCCGGTCGGGAGTGAGTCCGCCCCATATTCCGAACTGCTCTCGACGTTCAATGGCAGCGTTCGCGCATGGCTCAATCGCCGGACAGGTCTCGCAGATGGCGCGAGCGTTGTCCGCTTTCGGTCCGTGATAATGGCGTGGGAACATCTCGTCGGTCCGACCGACGCACTTCGCCCCCGCGAAGCGCTTCACCATTGCGACTCCCCTGCTCTCATGCGTTGCATCTCGGCGCGAATGTTCGCCATGATCTGATCTGCCCGCTCAATCTGTGCGATGAGTTCGGCCAGCTCGTCGGCGGCCAGTAGGAATAGCTCCCGATCCGGTTCGGCGGCGTCGGCCGCTTCGACGAGCTTGCCGATCAGCATCTCGGTGATCTGTGCGTGAGTCATCGGAGCGCCTCCATAAGGTCGACGAACATTTCGACGGTCGTGGTCATGAACTGGCGAGCCGGATCGCCGACACCTGCGCGCTTGTGTAGAACGAATCCCGACCGGCGACCGGCGTTATCGCGTTGTTCCTCTGCTCGATCGCACCAGGCGCCGAGCGATGGGCTCCGATGGTTCTTTGTGTCGATCGACGGCCATTCAATGATCGGCACCCAGAGATCGCCACGGTCGGCGCTGGCGCCTGCCGGAATCCGCTCGCACGGGATACCGCGTGCGATGAAGTAATCAGCGCAGAGCCGCTCAAAGGCGGACCCCTTAGCCTTCGCCGCGTTCGTCACAAGGCGGCGATGCTGATCAGGTAGGCGAACAGAGCGACGGCGGCGACGAGCGCCACGATCGCTCCAAGTGCGGCGAGGTCGTGCCTCACGGTCGCGTCTCAATCTTGCAAGCGGCGACGAGTGCCACGGTTACCAGTCCGACGAAGATCGCGCAGGCGAACACGCCCGCCGGAATGACCGTGGCGACCAGCTCGACGAACGCGTTCGCTGCGAAGGCGGCGACGACAATGGCGCCGCCGATGATGAACTGCCCGAGGGGTTTCATGGGCTTGACTTTCGTCACGTCGTGACCACTTGTCAACTACCTAGCCGAGATTTCTTGCATAGTCCCTAGTCAGAGGGTGTTTATTTCTTGACCAGAATGTCTCTAGAACGCAAAGAACGCCGCGCCAATCCCATTCAAGGGAGGCGCGGCGCTCTTGCGACCGGCTCGGTTGTGGGCGCT